TTCAAGCCGCCATAGGCGACAACACCCTGTCGCATCCGCCACCATTGCGCATCGCAGCCGTACAGAACATCTGCCCATGGACAGAGTTGATAAGATTCGTTGATGGCGATGACCTTCGCTTTATCACGCAACAGACTGATTGGAGCCGCCTTCGCACTTGGCCCGGACGCAATGATTGCGCAGATTTTGCCGGTCCAGTCAGGCCACCAGTCAGGACGGTTGGAAGTGATGCAATCCGGGTTTGCCTTCGGGGCCGGGTTGGCCATGCTTGCCGTCCTTACCGTCTTTGCCGTCGCGACCGCGGCGCGCGATCATGTGCCATTCCGCCGGGTTCAACTCGTTCGGTGCACCCTCGGGATTGTCCCGACGGGCGATCCACGTCGAGCCGCCATAGCTGACCGAGTCACCGCGCCGATATTCGCCGCCCCGCTTCCAATAGTCCCGATAGATTTGGACCGGGAACGTGAGGTTGTGCATCTTGGAATTTACCCCATCCGCGAACGTCAGGCGGATGGTCCGGTCGTCAGCCTGTTCAACCGAAAACTGTTCTAGCCCGAACCCGTCGACGCCGTCCCGACCGGGTGTCCCATCTTTGCCGTCAATGCCCCGCTCACCGGGCAGGCCGGGCAACCCATCGCGTCCGGGCAGGCCGTCGCGTCCAGGGTCACCCTTCTCGCCGAGGCCACCTGTGGCTCCTGTGGCCCCTACTGGCCCCGCCTCGCCACGTTCACCTTGGGGACCAGCAACGCTTTCCCCTGGATCGCCTTTGTCGCCTTTGTCGCCTTGGGCACCCGCACTGCCCACGGCACCGGCTTCGCCTTGCGGCCCGGATGGACCGGGCGGACCTTGTGGCCCCATTTCACCGGCCGCGCCATCTGCACCTCGCTCGCCCTGCGGACCGGGAATGACAGCCCGGCCCTGTAATTCAACCATCAATGCACGAAGCTCGATCATCTCGGCTTCGTATCGGTTCACGACCAAAGCCACGGCTTTCGCCACCGCCTCGTTGACGTGCTCCATGACGACCGGCCCGATTCCCGCAACGACCGCGCGAATGACCGAGGGATCTATGCTGCCATTTTGAGAAATTTTCGTAACTCCCAATTGGCGAGTTGAGTAATCGCCGCCAGATCATCGGGATCCCATGCCTTGCCCGCATCCGGCGGCGGCGGCGCGGCTGGTGGCGTGGCCGAAGGCGGTAGCGGTGGCGGCTTGGCCGGGGCGAACGGATCCGCCTGCGCGTCGCGCTTGGCCAATGCAGGCAGGGAATAGTTTTGTTGTTGCATCAGCGGGGCTTCGCCGCCGAGCGTCGGTTCGAGGTTCAGGCGCGCCCGCGCCTCGTTTGGCGCTTTGATTCCTGCGCTGACCGCCTTGGCCTCGGCCTCGACCAGCGTAAGAGTGTCCATGCGCAAGAGATCGTCGAGGTCGAACCATGTGCCGTATGTCTTGCCGACGATATCGACCAGCCCCAAACCCTCGTCGAGCAAAAGCTCGATGGATTCAAAATACTTCTGCAAAGTCTGGCTGTAATATTGCTGATTCAATGATTCAATATTGTTGTAGCTCGGCGGATCGCCGACGTGCACCATGTGCGGCGGCACCCCGAACGATGCACACACCATCTTCGCCGACATCTGCAATTGCTCGAGCATCTGCGCGTCGACAAAGTCCATGGTAAACTTCTCGAACTTCAATCCTGATCCCAAGATCGCCATCTTGCCGGAATTCGGCCCGGTGAATTTCGTATTGAAATACTCGGTCAATCGATCAACAACCGCTTGCGGGATATCGGCGGGCGCAGTCAGCGCACCGCTCGGCTTGGCCGCATTGGAAAAGAAGTCGGTCGACATCCGTTGAATGTTGATGCCGTGGATGGCGGCCAGCGACGCCGGGGCCATCGGCGACAACCCACACAGCGGATGATATTTGAGCGTCATGGAGTCGTGGATCATTTCGCTCGCGGGTACTGTCACCTTGTCTTCATTCAATCCGGTCAGGTAGTCCTTACTCAATTCGTAGAACACCGATCCATCAGGCGCGACCAGCACCCGGACGTAGGTCGGATCGAGCACGTAAAGCCGCACCACGACGCCACGACCGTCGCGCTCTTTCAGAACGTAGGTGTTGCCCGACATCAATTTTGACAGCATCCAAGACTCAAAGAACTGAATGCGGTTCTGGAAATGATTGGGTTTGCGAATGACCGGCGTAAACGCCGGAACATCGATCTCGTCCCATATTCCGTCGTTGTCCTGCTCGACCAGTCGCAACCGGCACTTGGCGATGTCGGATGCGATGCGCTCGATGCAGGCATAGACCGCATGAAACGCGAGAACGTTTTCGGGCCGGTGCTGGATGTTGCGTTGCCATGCCCCGGTGAACGGCTCATTGACGACCGGGAACCACCAGTTGCCGCGGTCGCCGGGCACGGTCGTCACGTTCGACGTGTAATCTTTTTTGCCGAAGATCGCTGGCCACTTGAACGCCATCACTCGCCCTCGGCTCGTAGATCGGCGCGATTGTAGAACCCGCTGGCAGCTTCATCCTTGCGCGGCCGACCGACGCCACGCTTGGGCTGCGCCTTGCCCATGAGGATCCATGTGCGAGCTTCATTGTCGGGCACCTCGAACTCGTCCCCGGCTTTCAACGCGCGGCCGTAAACGAGGACATTCTCGGTTGCCGTGAGACGCATGATCGACTCCTTTAGAAAAAAATGGATCGGACGAACTGCAACCGGAGGGCCAGCGCCGTCCGATCCATCCAGTCGGGAGGACGATGTTGCCCCGACTAGCCGGTGTAAACGGCTGACGAGATATAAGCCGCGGCGTTGGCGCGACGCAGACGCCAATTGATGAAACGCTCGGCCTTGATGGCAATCGCGTTTTGCTGCCAGAGGCTGACCATCACAGTCGAACCAGTCACCGGAGAATCCGGTGCCGACTCCATCTGCAACGATGCTTCGCGGCTGGCGTCGATGGTCACCTGACCGTCATCGGCCATCAGCACCTCGCTCGCAAGCAATAGGATCATTGGCGATCCTTCCGCCGGGGAGCCGGTTGTCGACGGAATGTTTTCCGAGGCAACGACCGGGATGCCCGCAAGCGTGCCGCCATCCTTGGTCAAGCCAGGAAACATTTGCTGTCCGAGCGAGTTTTGGATCGAGCCGATTTGCAACGCGAGACGTTGCGTCATGATCCACGTGGCGCTGCCAAGTGACAGGTTGTTGGCGAGGAACGTCGTCAACAGCGTGTTGATGTCCTTGATTAGCGCCGCGCCGGTCGTGCCGGTGGGCACAATCGGGGTGATGCCGTTGATGATCGAGGCGGGCGAATTGGCGTCCGCCGCCTTGGTTGGATCCACGAACTGCGAGTCCATGAACTTCGTAATCGACGACGCCAGCGAGTCACGAACGATGGTTTCCACGGCTGGCGAGCTTGCGCGAACAAGCTCTTCGGTCAGTGGAATGATGCCCGCGATCTTGGCGAAGTCGAGCGTGACGGTCGTGAAGGCAAGCGAGGTGAGCGGCTTCGGCGCACCCTCACCGACCCAATTGACCGTTGCACCTTGCGTCTGCACCGGCACCCTCACTTTGAACGGCACCCGTGTGAACCCCTGGATCCGACCGATGATGGTCATCGGATAAAGGAATTCAGCAAAGTTCTGCGCCATCACCTGATACTGAACGAGAGGACCGGCCCACACCGAGTCCGTCGTGGTGCCAAACTGAACCGCAGCTTTCAAGATGTCGGCAACTTCCGGCGTTTCCGCCATCCATTGCTCACGCGAGCGGAACAGATCGTAAGCATTGCCCATGCCCGCGGCCTGCGCCATCTTCGCCATCGTGTAGCGCACCAGCGGACGCCACTTTTCCACCTCGCGCGACCGCACGATGATCGGCGATAGCCCGGTGCCGTTGCGGCTTTGCGCTGCGGCCTCGGACGTCGTGCCAACGACCGGCAGCGCCTTGCTGACGTGGATCCGTTCCATGTCCTGCAAGCGGCCGATATGCTTGTCGAGTTCGTCGACCTTGGCCTTGTGCTCGGTGAACTTCGCATCCTGTTCGGCGTCGAGCGTTTCGCCCTTCTCGTCGGCAGCGTCCATGATCGCTTGCATCTGTCCATGCGCCGCGGCGCGCGTGGCTTCGGCCTCGCGCAACCTTTCCTGATTGGTCTTAGGCATCTTCTTTGACTCCTGAATTTTAATGGGGGGATTTGTCTTCGGTAGCCCTGCAGCACTGCCGTTCTGCTGCTTGTCAGCCCTGTCCGCCTGATCGATTGAGCGGACCATCGAAATCGTTGCGTCCTGATTGGCGGGGATTGTCACGAGCGAAAGCTCGAGCCATTCCCACGACTTGATGCGCATTCCGTAATTCTTGCTTTCCTTGATCGGCTCGACGTCGAGCGCCCGAAACCCAATCGAGACGGCACGCACCAGCCGCGCCTTCACCGCCTGCCAAGCCTTGTCGACGGAGTTTTTGAGTTCGCCAGGTTCATCGATCTTGGCGAAGCGTGCGCGGAACGGGATCCCTGTCTCGGTGGCTTGCGCAAATTCAACGTGGCCGACCGGCTCGCCGCTCCTGTGCTGCCACAGCAACGGCATCGGGAGATCGAACTTCGCCCCCATGGATTCGACGATGTCATCCATCCGATCCGTCGAGGGTGTCGAGGCGATGCCTTCGATCACGCGCTCTTCGTCGTTGATTGCTTTGACGTCGAGCAGCGAATAGGCGCGATTCATCGTGGCCATCATGGCCTCCTGAACTAAGGAATGAGAGAGTTTCGCCGCGCGCTTGGTGCCCG